GAAGCAAGCGTGTCAGCGAACAGCATGGTGCTGATCTTGTTCTTCAGGGTTTGCTCAGCCTGCATCGTCTTGGCTTCGAGAAGGCTAATAACCTGCTCTTCACCGTTGTTCTTGGCCTCTTCGAGACCAGAAATGGCGATGGTGGCGTAGAGCGACTTCCAGTCGAACTCTGCGGCGCTGATGCCCTCTTGAGGAGTGATCGTGAGGACATCATACTCACCGTATGATCCTGCTTGACCCTCGTCATAGATGAGTGGCTCAACAATTTTGTTACCACCAGAAAGCATGCGAAGACGGTTCTTCTCCATCAAGTGGTAGAGCACGGGGCGCGAGTTGAACACGTTGTCAGTGAGCGTCTCGCGATAGTTATCGAGTGTGGTCGACAGCAATGTGTCGAAGTTTGGGTTGGACATTTCTGCTCCTTAGGCAGTTACGAAGCGGTTTGCTGTTTCGCCAGCGCCCACGCTTCTTGAATGGATTTTGGTCGAGTTGCAGGAGTAGGGGTCACGACATCTCCACCAGACCCAGAACCCTGAGACACCGTTGCCGCAGCATCCGCTGCTGCACGCTGCCTCTGCTGAGACTGTGACTGTCTGCGGGACTGCTGGTCGGCTTGCGCCGACTGTCGAGCCATCAGACGGTCAAACGACATCTCCTTGAAAACGCCTTCCAAATACCTCGGGTCATTAAACCCTCGATTCAGTGTTTCACGAATAACTGCCGTAGCGTCAAAATCTTCGCCATACTTCCGCTGAAGTTGCCCCACAACTTGTTCGAGTTGCTGTGCTGCCTGCTGCTGTTGAAAATACGTCTGCACCCCATTCAACTGTTGTTCAAGTTGTGCAATACGCTTATCTGAAGGGTCAACAAACCAGTCATCTTCGGGTTCGTCGTAAGACGTATTGGTTGCCACTTCGGCTTGACCAATCCCGTACTGGTTCTGCAGGAATCGCATCGTCTCCTGCGGATTCACCTTCATCGCTTGGTCAACTGTTTCCCAGAACTGCACTTGCTGTGCTCTCTGAGACAGTTCCTGAGTCTTTCGGGTGTAATCCGCCTGACGCTGATATCCCTGCAACGCTTCTGAAACAGGTATCTCCAGTTCCTCACCGTCCACCTTCACTCGGGCGTAATGATTGCCGTAAGTGTCGACGTCCAGATAACTCGGCTCTGGGGCTATGTCTCCCTCGTCGACTTGTCCATCAAACGCGATGGGGTCTGCCTCGGGTGCGACGACTTCTTCCTCGAAGCCGCCTTCATCAAATGTGTCCAAGAGTCCTCCTTAGGTTGCTCTCGCACCTATAGGAAAACTGTCCCCCTACCTGATCTCAGAAGACGGGACAAGCCCCGTAGACCCCTGAATAGCAGCCATCAACTCGGGCGGAATCCCATCGACAGGCGACTCCTCAGGAGGCATCGGCATACCGCCCTGAGGCATACCCATATCGCCTCCATGCTGAGCACCCGGCATCATGCTGCCATCAGGCATCTGATGCATGGGCTGCTCCCCCTGCTGCGGTTGCTGCTGTTGTGGTTGCGCCATAAAGATCGTCGGATCTTTGATGCCGAACCCGAACTGCAGAACGTGACGAGCCAACGACTGCGGGTTCACAATGCCCTGCCCAACAAACGGTGCCATCGCATCAACCAACTGCAACGCAGATTGACGACGGAACGACTCGTTCATCGGCTGAGTAGACCCAGCCTCAACCTCAAAGTCGAACTCGCCAGCAATGTAATCAGCATCAAAAGTCACCCACGCAGGAGCAGCCTTCGCACCAACAATGCGCACAACCTTCTCACCAGTCATGTACATCTGCATCAACTGCATCACACGCTGGCCGCACTGCGACAACGTCGCCTCAATACGAGACAACTTGTCAGCAGCACGGCTGTTCATAGCGTCCTGAATCATCGCTGCTTCTGTGGCAGTACGACGAATGTTCGCAGTAGCACCACGCATATAGTCCGACGTACCACTAATGCGATCCATATCCTGCTGGATCAACTCAGACTGATTGTAGAAATCAGGAGGAGTTCCAATCGACGGCATTGGGGCAACAGCCTTACCAATGTCCATCTGGCCGTTCGTGTCAACGGGAACCATCGTGTTATCTGCGTCAGATTCCAACGCTTTAATGCCGTCAGCATCAAACGCTTCCTTGTCATAAATCCACTTACGAGCAAACCGCTTCCTGTGGTTCATCATCTGCGAACGAGTGTTGTTCAACTCGTACTGCAACTCCTCAATCGACTCCAACTCGCCCATCGGGTAGAAATGGTCAGGCACCTCATAGTTGCGAATCATCACAAATGGATGCCCGAACGGGAACGGGATCTTCTTCGGCGCAATCAAGAAGCCTTCTTCTTGATTCGCTGCAAAAGTGCTCACCTCTCCACGACGCAAGTCATAAAACTCCCAAATGTCGATATACGCATACGGAGTTGAATCTGGATCATCAACAACGTCGCGGCCATCCCGAGAATCCTCTTCTGACCATTTCGAAATGTGCGTGCCCTGCACGTTCTTCCGAGTCTTCGAGTCGTAACGAGAATCAACACGCACATCGCCCAGCGGGCGACGAATTCGCTGAGCGACCCACTTCATGTCACGAGGCCCACGAGCATCAGGATCAACATAAATGTCGAACGGTGAAATGCGCTCAATGTACGGACGGTCATCGTCCTCAATCATCCGCTTCTCAGACTCAACATTCCCCTCAACCGTTTCGTCACGGTCATCGACGCCAAAGTCGTCTAGCCCGTGATCGTCTTTACCCGGCTCCTTCACCTCGATCGGCTTCGTCGCCTTATAGCCAACCTTGACCCAGCCATGACCCATCACGAGGAAGTCATCTACAGCGAGACGAAACTCTTCCTGATATTTGTAGGTGCGCCACAAATAGTTCAACACCTCTTCAGTGATGATCGCTTGTGCTGCGCCCTCAGGCTTGCGTGCTGACACAACAAACTTGGGGTTATTTACAGAGATAGATGGCGCAATGACGTTCTTTGTTGCGAACGCCATGTTGATGATCATCCTGTCTTCTTTAGACAGCGACTTGTAGTGCTTGCCTCGATACAGGTCAACCATGCGCTTCCACAAGTCGTCACGACGACTGTCGTTGCGCCAACGGATAGAACGCTTCAACTCCAGTTGAAGACGTTTCAAACGGTCAGAGTTAGAAGGACGAGCCATCAGTCAAGAATCCCTGCGGGGCGTGTCAGCCACGCCTGCGACAAACGGCCAGCAAAGTTCCAAACCGCAACAATGCCAGCAATCAACGCCGCCTTAAAGAACGACACATCAGTGACAGCCGCCGTCAACGGAGCCGCTGTAGCGCCAGCAACAAAAGTTGCGAATGCCCTTTTCAATGCTTCTTGGTAATCCATCATTTCTCCTTAGTCAGATGCCATTCGATGTGGTCGTCGACACGTTCAGAAACGTGATCGACTTTGCGATCAATCGTTCTCAATAACTCCGAGTTCTTGTTGTGGTCGCGGTTGTTCTCTCGGCGCGTCTTCTCAATCAATGTCACCACTACACCCGAAGGTGCCAGCACAGCGATAACGACCTGAAGCCATGCAGGCATCTCACACCCACCGCGTTCCGACAGGCTCAATCGTTCGGCCATTAGCCTCCGCCTGCGCCTTCGTGTCACGAATCACCTGAGGAATTGTCTCGTTAGAAAACGACTGGCGGGTGTCACGGACACCACGCCAAGTAAAGCCAACTGAAGCGATCTTGCATTTAAAGCAAAAGTCGCCAGAAGACTGCGATTCAGTGAAAGTACGTCCGCAAGAACAGGTTTTGAGAGGTTCAGCCATCATTCAAATGGCAAAACCGTCCCCCTCAAGAACCACGAACAGAAAACGACCCAATTGGGGGTTCAGACTTCTTCGGCGCTTCCTTATACATAGAGTCCATAAACCAGCCAAACGACCCAACAGGGGGTTTCGTCTCCACCTGATACTCCTGCAAAAAGACGTACTTCAACCCTTGATTCGCGATCGCCAACGACATCACACGGTCATCGTGAGGTGACCCATGCATCTTGCCGTTGCCCTCACGCACGAACGTCCGCAACTCGGCAATCGTCTCAGCATCCCAAATCGTGATCGACGACTCACGCAACTCCTTACCCAACTCGTCAATCGCCAACGGTTTTGTGGCAGCAGTAGTACGCCAACCCATGATCTCCGTCACAGCAGTCGTACGGTTCTGCAACCTTCGCTGACGGAACAACGGGCTGTAGTTGACCCGCTTCAAAGCGGTCAACGTCGTCAAACCGTGGTTGTTGTTCTCCACCAGCATCAACGCTTGGTTGTAATACACACCCAACAGGCGCAACACATCCGAACCAAACATGTCAGGATCGACATGAGAATGGTAATGAGCCACCACCTCATGGGTGTTGGCGTCAATCACACGCGCAGACGAATAGTCGCCGTACTCAAAACCTTCAGCAACGTCAGCACCCACCACATACTTATGGCCCTCAACAGGATGCTTCCACACACGAAGAGCGCCACCATCCTCAATGAACTCGATATGACCTTTCTTGAACTCGCGCAAATAGCCGCGAGCCTCAGGAGGCAACGTCTCCAACGCCCGCAACGCATCCGTATTGAACACGGGGCGTCCTGACTTCAGGAACGCCTCGTCAGGGTTATCGGGGTACTCCTGCGCTAACTGCCACTCAGGCAGGTCGCGCTTCTTCGCTTCGTACCACAGGTCGTCACGGCCACCAGCCCGCCACGAAAAGAAGACGCCCTTAAAACGGTTCGTGCCATTCTGCGAACCATTCCACAACTTGTGAAACAAGTTGCCCTCACCATTCGCTGTCCCAAGCATGATCACACGACCGCCAACATCGGCCACAGGCTCGATGGCGGCCCACGCCTCATCACTGTTGGGCAACTGGCCCATCTCGTCAACCACAATCAGGAACACAGACTCACCACGAGCAGGATCAGAAGCCGAAGGCAACGACTCGATATACGACTCGTTCGTGAAATCCATCTTCAACTGGTTCGAGTTGAC